ACCCAGAACCTTGAAGCCGCCTGCGAAACCGACGATCCCAGCGAGGGTCTTCAGGACCGTCGGGTTGTTCAACGCGTCGCCGATCGCCTCGAACAGCGGCTTCAGCCTCTCCAGCTCCTTGCCGATGTCCTGCAGAGCGGGGATGAACTCGTCTTCGACCCACGGCAGGAAGTGGTCCACGAGCCAGATCGCGATCGGCTCACCAACCCGGATCATCAGGTTGTGCCACTTGTTCTTCATCACGTCGAGCTTGGCCTGCAAGCTCTCCATGCTCTTGTCGGCGACTTCCTGGGTCGTGCCGCCTGCGTTGCGCAGCTCCCCCTCGAAGCGGCGAATCTCAGGGCTGGTCCCCATGAGCTGACGCAGCACGTCGCCCACGCTTCGGGTCAGACCCAACGCCTCNAACGCGGCGGCCTTCTCGCCGTCCGACAGCGGACCGAGCGCTTGCTCGAACTCGGCCACGACGTCGGCCAAGTTCTTCAGATTGTCGTTCTGGTCCAGGACCTCGATCCCGAACCTCCTGAACTCTTCCGTGTTCCGCTTCGCTGCACGCGGAAGATCCCGAAGCAGGATGGCCAGCTTCTCACCAGCAACGCGCCCCTTCACGCCCTGCTCGGCGAACGCGGTGAGGACGGCAACGCCCTCCTCCACTTCAATGTTGTTCACCCGCATCGCGGACGCCGCCTTGTTCGACAGCGCCTCAGCGAAGTCCTCGATCTCGCCCTGCGCCAGGATGTTGGCCTGAGTGAGCACGTCGGTGACGCGCTTCATCTGCTTCATGTTCTCGATCGGGTCTTGCATGCGAAGACCCAATGCTTCCTGGGAGCCAGTCAGATACTCCGAAGCGCGGGCGAGATCCATCTGCGCCGCCTGCGCGAACGTGGCGACCACACCGATGGCCTCGACTGATTCCGCGGCAGAGTAGCCAGCGGAACCAAGAGTTCTGTAAGCTTCGGCCACTTGAGTGGCCGAGAACTGCGTACGCTCCGCGATCGCCATGGCGGCCTTTTCCATGCGCTTACGCATGGGGCCTGAAACCTCACCCATGAGAGCGAGCGATTTCGTCATCTGGTCATCGAAATCGATGAACGCCCTGACGCTCGCTCCGGTGAATGTGATCGCAGTAGCGGTGGCGGCGATGCCGACACGAGCTAGCGTGCCAGCCAACTTCCCAAACCTGGCTTCAACGCGCTTGGCGATTGCGCCAAGATCGCTGAAGCCGCGGATGGCAGCCGTCGCATTGCTCGTGATGATGAGGTCCATGTGACGGACGGCTGCCATCTAACACTCCTTTAAAGAAGAGGGGCGCCCGAAGGGCGCCCCTCTATCTCCGTCTTCGACCACGTGATACACCTTGACGTGACACAGCCTTACGCTGCGCCTTGGCTTCACGCTGTTCAGCTTCCTTCTTCTTGCGGTAATGGTCCAAGTATGCCGCCAACTCTTCGTAAGTCAGCTGCTCGGGACCGCCGAGGTGCCACGGCATGATCCCGTACGCCTCGGAGAGAAAAGGAAGCTCCTTGACGAGCGCTAGTCGTCCAAAGGGTCTGCTTCTTCCTGCGTCTGCTTGCGCGTCTTCGTCTCAACCTCGAATTCCAGGGCCTCCATAGCCGCGTACGTCGGGTACTTCTCCAGCACCTTCTGGAACGGCAAGTTTGGTTCGCCCTGCTTGCGACGCGCCAGCCACAGAACGACCAGCACCGAGTCACCACCGAAGTTCTCCAGGAAGTGACCCGCGGGGTAGCCGATCTGCTGACGGCAGGCGAGGTCATCGGCGGGGCCAAGCTCATCGCTGCGGAGGCGGTAAGTCTTGCCGTCCTCGATGACCGTGATAACCATGGACTCAGGAGCGTCGTCCCGCGTCCCGGCATTCTTGTTCTTAGGGGGCATTTGTCCTTCTTCTTAGTCGCGACGATTACTTGAACCTAAGCGCATCCTTGACGGTATCGAAGTACGCGTCATAGAACGGCTTAGAATCTGTGTACTCCCTCATCACCGGAAACAACATGTAACCGGCATCTTGACCCTTGCCTCTCCATGGCGGAAACTGGCGGGTACGGGGACGCGCCCCACCGCCGAACTCAGCGCCAAAGATCTCAGGGTGCTGGTTACCGTACAGACGCACGATCGGCGCCTGGTTGACGGCCTTGATGCCAGGGGCGGCGTGGGCGTGGACAGACCCAAGCTGCGCGCCCCTGGCACGAGCCATCTTGGCCACGATCCCCGCCTGAGCCTCGTCCTGCTCCGCCAGCAGCCTGGGCAGCGAAGCAGTGAGGATGCGCATATCCTCCGCAAAAGTTGCGAGCGGAATGTACTTCAGCGGGGAAACAGCCATATCAGAAGTCGGTGTCGGTGGACTGGTACTCGACCTTCACCATCGGGTTCTCGCCATCGTGCAGGCAGACGAACTCGACTTCCTGGGTAGGCAGGTCGTCAAGCGAAACCTGCGGCGTGTTACCCGTGAACTGAACGTTACAGGTAACCCGCAGGAAGTACGTCTGACCCGTGTCAATGGCATCCGGGTCCGGGTGACGCCACTCAGCCACGAGGGGAAGAACCTCGCTGGTCTGAATCAGCTCNTAGATATCGTTGTTCTCATAATCGAACGACAGCGACCCGGAAAACTCTGGAATACCAGTACGGATCGGCCGCTTCTTGAACGTGCTGCGGCGCATGTAATACCGCTCGCGGTTAAGCTCGTGATTCATCGTCAGCGAGAACGAGCGGGTATCGCCGACAGGGACCTCACCAATCGTGACAGACAGCTCCGGCCAGCCGTACACGAACTCAGCATCCGGGTAGGCAGGCGTGGGCAGCGAAAGCCCACCAGTAACGTCGTTGATGTCGTCCTTCTGGCCCTCCGTAAGCTCGTTACGGAAGTCCATGCCGAACGTAGCGACCAGCTGGCCGCCGTCGCCATCGCCGACTTCCTGCTCCAGCGAGAACTCGTGCACGACGCCGCCCGTGTAGGTCCACGGGATCACAGGAGCCGAAGGATCGGCCGGAGGCCGACCAACCACAACCGTCAGCGACTCATTAGGGGCCGCTGAGGTCGTCACGAACGTCTGGAGGTAAGCGTTGGTCGAACCGACCTGCTCGATGCTCGCCTCACCGATCGCGGCACGCAGAAGCATGCCGAAACCGACCTCGTGAGGGTGCACGGTCAGATCGCCCTCAGCACCCTTGATGTAGTTCCTGCGTCGGTCGGTGCGCACGCCATGAAGGCCAGCTCGCATACCGACAGACTGAAGGCCCTCGCGCTGCGCCGTAGCGAAGTCTTCCAGCGCCTCGATCGACCGAGTAGGAACGGCAATCTCGCCGTAAGTGGTCTCCCGGCCGATGTGCACCTGTGCGTCAAGGACGCCAGACATCAAACATCACCTTCCTTGGGGTAGGCAGACTTGCTGCCGCTGTTGTCGGCGTCCTCCGCCGCCGTCTTCTTCACCACCTTCTGCCAGTTGACTGGCTGAAGATCGAGCTGCTTGGCCTGACGCGGCGAAACCTCGACAACATCCCCATAGCTCACCGCACGGGGGCGCCCGTCGAGCACCGTTGTGATTCGCTTGACAGGCCCAATGTACCGATACTCGACGGTTCGACTCATGTCAGACCAACTCCCTCTCATCGCCGCCGCTCTGAGACCGCGGCACGTACTCGATCTCGTAAATCTTAGCCGGGGACCAGCCACGCTGGCTGGGCGGCTCCAGCCGGACAAGCTTCCGGCAGTAATAGGCACCAATCTCGGGGCTGGTGCCAGGGCCGTGCACCCGGTGCACCGCCTCACGGAAAACCGACACGGCACGACCGGACACGAAGTCCCGGACCCGCTGACCGCTGGGGGTCTCCAGATGCACGACGACCACGGGCTTCGGCGTGCCATCGTTGAAGCGCTGCACGTTGCCCTTGCCGTCAGTCTGTGCCCGGTGCTCCAGCTTCACGATCGTGCCAGAGACCGAGTCCCCGACCTCAACGAACTTGGCGGTGTCACCGCCGAACGCGAACGGGTTCGGGACCTGCTCGTCAATGCTCATTTACGGCGTCTTCCTTCTTGCTGTTACCTTGATTTCCAGTCGGGCCGAAGCCCCACGCTCATACTTGGTGACCCAATTGCGCATCTTCCATCCGTCGAAACGGACGGTGCAGATGTCATTCTCGGTTGTCGTATAGCGCTTGTTCTCATCGCACTCGGCGATGAACTCGGAAACCACCGCATGGAGCGCTTTCATAGCGTCCTTCGGTGACTTCCCTTCCAGGCGAGCCTCAGCGATGAAGCAGGCCTTGAAGGTCTCCTCGGTGACAAGCGGCCGATTACCCGACATGCGTGGTTCCGCCATTATTGAATCAGCGTCATCGAACCACACAAGTATCGGCTGAGCGTTCTCGCCAGGCCAGTAGTAATCAACCTGGACGCCCTCCATGCCCTCCCTTTTACTGAGAGAAGTCAGGAAGGCCTCCACGAACGGGTAGAGCGCCCTCACCAGTCAACCCCGACCTTCTGCGCCCAACGCAGCACGACTGCATCAACCTCGGGCACCCCGAAGGGCGCCTTCAGTGAGGCAACCGCCATGCGTAGGGTACCGACGTCAGTGCCGATGGTGATGACATTGCTTGGGGTGCCGACACGGGCCTCCTCCAGCAGCCTGTAGCGGGCGGCGTTGATGGCCGCTCTTCGCAGATCCTCCGGAGGGGTCTCACTCCACCCGGCCTCATAGACCACTCGCACAGAGCGCAGACCGGGAGACCAGCGCCTAGGCTCACGCCACAGGTAGCGGCCATCCGCGACCACCTCGTCGGTGATGTCCACGCCGTGGTCCTCGACGGAGACAACCCGGAGAACGTACGCCTCAGTGAGACGGACGAACGGCTCACCCGGATTGGGCGACAACTCCTCCACAACCAACCGCGACACGAAGGACGTGTCACAGTTGGCCTCGATCTGATCCTCGACCGAGCAACGAACGCTTTCGATCTCAGCGTCAGATATCGAGGAGCTGATACCGCCGATGCTGCGAGCCTCTTCAAGCGTGAAGTAGTGGGACCCAGCCACGTCCACATCCGATCGAACCTGATAGGGGTTGCCCCCCACCTCGCCCGTGAACGTGAGCGTCAGCTTGTCCGGGTCCTGCACGTCAGCGTAAGTCAGCGTGTGACCCCAGACCCCACCACCAACATTGGTCGCCGGAACCGGCGCCGAGACCGTGCCATTACGGGCGCTCGTGGTGGTCACCTGCACGTTCGTTGCGGTCTCCGGAAACTGGACCGTCACCTGCCGGGGCTGCCCGGCAGCGATACGAACGCCCATGATGCTCAGCTCTTCTTGTCAGGCTTCGTCGGATAGCTGGAGAGCTTCGGATCCTCGGTCTTCTTCGGCTCCTTGGCCTTCTTCGGCTTCGGCGCAGGCTCCTTCTCGGCAACCGGCTTCGGCTCAGCCGGCTCCTCCTCCTCCGGCTCCTCAGCCACCAAGCCCCACTCCAGGGCCTTGTGGTAAGGAATCTCGTCACCCGGCACGGCCACGAGGACACGACGGCCATTCACGACCGCCTTCACTCGACCATCCTGCGGGGTAACGACGTAAGTCTTCTCTCGTTTCATTAGTTTCTCCCATGAAGAGGGCGCGCCCTCGGCCTGACGAAGGATGACGTCGAAAGCGCTAGTGAGGTTGCCGGTCTGGGCGGCGGTTCACATCGCCGCCCAGACCTGCCATCACAACCTTCCTATGTCAGGAAGCCGCGCCCACGTTCTCGATCTCGCAGAAAGCGTTGACCTGAGTCACCGCGAAAGCGGCACGCATCTCAGCGAGGATCGTGATGATGCCCTTCAGGAAGTCATCCTGATCCGAATCCGTAGCAGCAACGCTGATACCGGAGCGCAGCCACAGGGTGGCACCCTGCTTCCAGTTGCCGACGAGCACCGAATCGCTCGGGAACACCGTCGAGACAACAGCGGGCTTACCCCACACGTTCGGAGCAGTAGCATCCTGAGGACCACGCTGCGAGAGGTAGTGGCCGTCAGTGCCCTTGGCGAGGACGAACTGCTCGTACACGTCGGGGTGCAGACCGAAAGCGGTCGGCTCGTCCTCCAGGCTGAGGCGCACGGCAGTGATGCCCTTGTGAAGCGCGTCAGCGATCGGGATGCCGGTGGCATCCACGGACTGAAGGTTCGGCGTGTTCAGGATGCCCACCAGGTTGCCAGCGCCGGAACCCGAAATCATCTGGGTGTCGAGGCGCTTGGCGACACCGTAGACCAGCCGGTTGTCAAGGAGGGTGCGCAGCTGACCGGCGTCGGCGAGCTGACCCTTGGTGGCCTTGACGTGGTGCGGAATCCGCTTCACCGAAGCGGTCACGACCTCGTACTCGTAGGTGCTCTCCGGGGCGGCGGTGCCATAGGGGGTCTCAGCCGCCGCGTGGTTCGCAACGGTCTCCTCGACCCACTCCACCGTGTCGGTGTCGGTCGAACCGACCGTCACCAGGTCACGGACCCGAAGCTCACGCTGCGGGATGCTGACGGGCGGGAACAGCTGCTGATCCACGGGGATCAGGGCATCCACGTCCAGCGACGCACCGTGCATGGTGGACGGGAAGAGGGCGCTCATGAGCTGCTCGCGAGAAGCGACCACGACCTTAGCGGTGTTGATCCGCACGCCGGCCATCTCCAGCGCACCGCTGCGCTGAATCTTCCGGTACTCCTCCGAAGCAAGGAAGCGCTCAGCCAGGCTGAAAGCCCGCTTCACCTCGGGGTGGTTCGGGTCACCGTCCGAACGCAGATCGGCCTCGGCGGCAGTGTTGACCACCAGCCGCTCCAGGCGCCGCTCAAACTCCTTGCGAGTGCTCGCAAGCTCATCAGCCTCCTTGTACCCGCGGTCAATGCGGTCGAAGGCTTCCCTGTCGGCCTCGGTCAGACCCGTCACAGGGTCAAGGCCAGCACGCTTGCACTCGTCAACATAGGCTCTGACGTGCTCGCGCTTCAGGCCCTCAGCATGCTTCAGCTCCGCGATGCGGTCCCGGAGGCTCTTGATCTCAGCTTCGCGCTCGGTATCGGCGCGCGACACATTGGCGTCAGCCATTCCAACTCTCCTTCTTTAGCTGACAACGACTAGCGGGGGTGGGTAGAGAAAAACCCCGCAGAAATGCGGGGGGGGATTTGTTCCATTAATGGAGTAGCGGAATGGCCGCTACGTCTCGCTATCGCGCTTGGCGATGAGCGACTTGATGTGCGAGTCACGCTCGGCCCGGTTCCAGGCCCGCATCACTCGCTCCAGGGCGCCGATGTCCTCATAATCGGACCGCTCGCCCTCGGGGACCGGGGGGAGGAAGTCGGGAGCGCGCTTGGGGGCGGTCGCCGCGGCCGCCTCTCCCGTCCCGGTGTCGGGGCGCTCGACCGTCCCTTCCTCCCCCCGCCCGTCGCCGGTGTCAGCCGCGGTCTCGGCCGCTGGCTGCTCGGCTACGGGGTTCTTGCCGACACTCGCCCGCAGAAGATCCTCCACGGCCTTCAGGCGGGTCGCCAGCTCAGCCACCGTGTCCTTGAGCGGCAGCAGGCTGGCGATGTCATCGGTCTGGTTGTCCTGGACGCTCTCGATGGCATCGAGGCGGGCAGCCAGGGCCGCCTCCTTCTGGGCGACCTCGGCTGAGGCGGCAGCGAGGGTGCGCGTCTGCGGGTTGGCACCCTTCAGGGCGCTCGACGCCTCCAGGACGCTGCTCTTGCTGATGTTCAGCGTCACCTTGCCGTCGTCCTCTTCCACCTCGAACTCTTCAGCGATGTAGCCGATGCTCCACTCCCTCACGGCGTCCGCCTTGATGGCGCTGAACACCGCCCGGCCAGCCGGGTTGTCGATGAAGAACTGAGCGTCCAACTCCAGGCCCCGGCTAGTCGCCGCGAGCTTGCCCACGCCGATCGGAGGCTGCGGGGCCAGGCCCGAGTGGTTGTGCTGCCAAAAGAGCGGGACGGTTGTGCCGTCCGCATCAGCAAAGGCACCCTCCTTGAANCGGTGCCACTCAGCCACGCCCATCTGATAAGCGTTGTCATACGTGCTGACGATCGCCTTGACCCTGCCAAGAGACTTCTCAGCGTCCTCGGACGCCTCGGCGATCTCGACCGCGAACGTGGCGAAATAGACGCCCCCGTCAGGCCTCTCCGTCGCTGTCATCGACATCTCCCTCCTCAGGATTCGGTGCAGCGCCCGGAGATTCCTCTTGCCGCTGCTTCGTCGGCGGGGCCGACTTCGGTTTTGGTGCCCCCTTCGGAGCGGGTGCCCCCTTCGGGGCGGGCGCACCCTTAGGGGGTGGCGGTGCATCTGGGGCCGGTGGAGCGTCCGAATCGGGCACCTCAGGCACCTGCTCCAGGCGCTTCCCCTGAAGCTCCAGCTCCTTGTCCTGGCGCTTCTCTTCGAGCTTCATCTGGAGTTCGAGCTGCTTCTCCTGCATCTTCATTTGCAGTTCAAGCTGCTTCATCTGGAACTCCAATTGAAGCTCTTGCAACTCACGCTGCTGCTGAAGCTCCAGCTCCTTCAGATGCTTCTGCTGCTCAAGCTGCATCTCAAACTGCTGACGCTGCAACTCTTCCTGCCGTGCCACCTGCTCGGCCCGCGCCTGGGCGTCGAACTCGCGCTGCTTCTCCTGCTGCTCCGTCGTGACGGCGAGCCGCTTCTCTTCCAGTTCGACTCGGCGCTCCTGCAACGCGTCTCGCTCAACATAGTTTGGCATGTTGTTGAGCGGAGACTCGTTCAGCGGACGCTGAATGGTCTTGCTGTAACCGTGCGGGTCCGCCTCGGTCGGCAGTTCCGGCTGACGCTCGATCCGACGCAGCTCCTCTGGCGTGTAAGCCAGGAGGATGTTCCGGAACGACGCGGCACGCTTCCACAGATCGGGGCGCAGCTGGTCGTCCAGATCGAACTCAGCGAACACGTTCTGCTCGCGAACGCTGTCGATCGGGTCGAGAACCTGGCTCTCGAAGTCCGCAGCCATCAGCGCGGCGATCGGGCCAATGAGGTCGCGCACGTACTGGTCGCGCATCTCCCTCACGTTGGACATGATGGCCCGCTCGATCACGCCCATGACGGGCGGCGGCACGCCGTAGGTGACGAAAATTTCGTCACGGCTCATCTTGGCGAGGTTGACAATGCCGTCGAACTGAGGCTCGCGATGCAGCGGCGTGTACTCGCCGCTCGTCACCATGATCTTGCCAGCGGCATCGGTGCCAGAGTAAAGCTTCAGCACCTCCTGCCGAATGACCTCGCGCGCCCGCTCGTCCTTCGAGTTCTCGATCCTGATGTGTCCAGACGGCCTCGCCCCATTCTGGAAGTACGAAGTCAGCTGCCTGGCCACCGCGTCGTACAGGGCGATCGACGCCGCCAGTGCTCGCACCGGCGAAGGGTTCCAGGGAGACCGGCCGCTCTCCCAGAGACCAAAGTGCACCATGTCGCCAGGCGACACCAGGCGCTCCTTCGGCTTCTCCCGCTCACGCCCAGTGAACAGGTAGATCGTCTGGTTGTACCGCTTCTCCCGGACCTTGTAGATCAGGTTGTCC